CCGGACGTTGTCACGTCCGTGAATACTAAGAAACTACTGCGCGGGAGGGGCTCCCAAGGGATTTCCCCGCGCTTGGCACTGCAGGAGTGCACCAGCTCAACTAGGAACATGGCCAGCTGACAACCATGTCCCCGGACATTCCAAGCAGCGACCAGGCGTCCGAAACCTGGTAGCAGTGTCGAATGACATGAGTAGGCAATGGCGGGAGATAGTCTTGGACGACTCTTCCTGCACCTTCACCCCATGCCCTATCCGGGCGCCTCTGGCCGACACATGCCAGTACGCCCGCGGATGCACCACCACCGGGACTAGCCAGGCAGGGGGCTTTCCGTGGAATCGACTCCACGGGTTACCGCAATCCGATTTTCCTTACACGCCAGATGGGTACGCATGTATACTCCCATAGGAGCCCCCTGATCCACGGGCCCGTGATGGGCCCATGGGGGGGCAGGTTGCATGGTCGGAGAAACGTGGAGATTGGCCACGCACCCCTTCCTGTGGTGAGATCCCCTTCGGGGCTCCGGAGTGGTTAGCGCGTGGTTGAAGGCTTAGACCTTACCCCACGCGTTGACGGGACCTAAACGTGATCTGGGTCCTTAGAGACCACCACCACGCTGCCCACAAACCCCCGGCAAATAGGCACCAGAACCTTGTGCTTATGCCGGTATAACTCCGTGCACGAGCTCGGCCGACTCCTCACATTGGTAGATGCCATCCCGGTCAGGGGATTCCGGAGGGGCTGTAAGCATTGACCCGGGGTAAGCACCCAGCGAATGGGTATGCCCGGTAGCTCTTTAGGCAGCTTTGCCTCCGTAGGACTAATTTGCTAACAAGTAGCTCCCAGTGTGAGTCATCTCCCACTTACGTGGTAAACTCGCGTCGGTGCATCACTCTCCGATTTTATAGATGCAGGCCTCACCATAGGTGTACAACCTTCCCCAAGGCGACACTTCCCCAGCCGTCAGGACTCAGGACGACGTTCCCCGCAAGCACTTCCCTCGACACGAGTGGCCGGGTTGACAAGTCCACAGCAATTTGGGGGGCAATCCAAACTGTGAGTTAGTCCCGGGTTCCACACAGACCGCGCGCCATGCCCATCGGCCAGGATTACTCCCAGTGTGACATGCGTCTCCCAAGCAGGTATGTACCTCATGGCGGGATGGGGACTCCATCCGAGCTTACAACCAGAGACCCTTATGGGTACTTAGACACACCACACATGCGCGGCCGTCCTATGCGTGCCAGGGGTTTTCAACCACTTCCCACCCCCCTGCCCAGTGGCAGTGGAGGCCGCCGTGCTCAGGCGGCCCCAGCGTACAGACTACCGAGGATGTCGTCGGGCTGAACAGCACCAGCAGCATTGACGTCCTCCACGACGGTGTCCAACCACGTCGCGGAGGTGATATCGTGAATGAATGTCTGCTGCAGTGCCGCAACCAAACGGCGTTCCAAGGCGACCTGCGCGCCTTCCCCGATGCCAAATGCCCTGTTGAAGGACCAACGTGCAGCCGAGGTAACCCGAGTGGGTCCGGCATCCACCACGTTGAGGAGGTGTCCCTCAAGGAAAATAGAAGGGTCTTTCAGTTCGCGGATGCCCTCGGTCAACCTAACGCACTCGGAGAAGAATGCATCAAGCACCGGGACACCTCTGGCCAAAGCTAGCTCGGCTTTTGCCACGGCTCTTATCAGTCTGGGGGCGAAAACTCGGTCCTGGTAGTGGCGGTAACCCACGAATGCACCCGAGAGAACTTTCCAAACGTCACGAACCATGGTCCAACCCCTACCGGTATTAACCGGCCTGCTCTGACCAAACACGGCACCCTCTGGATAAACGGCAGGCTTTTCGACAGTCATCTCATGTCCGCAAATGCGAGACATGATCCTGGCGAATCGACCTCGGAACTCGGCCGCCTCCCTGGTCACCACAAACAACAGCGCGTTATCCCCATCGACAAGATAGGTGGCCTTGCTCAGGTTCGCGATCTTTATCACTGCGCCTACAAACACAGCCATCAGTATTGAATTACCTAGGCCAGTGTTGTAATCTCCGGACGCACGACAACCTTCGCGTTCGTACCTGATACCACCCGAGGTCTTGCCTTTGAGTGATCGCTGTGCTGACAGTAACCAGTTCAGTTCTCTGTCCCGAGGGAAAGCAGCCTTGTAAACACCATGCTCTAGGTCCAATTGACCCCTTGACACATGTGCCTCAAAGGCCTTGCCGTCAACCTCAAATACCGTGCACTCCCCTATCAAATCCATCTTACGACGGATAAGATTAGCCCTTCCCTCCTGGTTGAGCCCCTTCCCAATGACTCTGGTAGGCGGGATACCGCGCCCATAGGTCCAACGGGACCAAAGAGCGCACTCCAAAGGTTTCAGAAACCGAGCCAACCGCAAATTGAATCGTGGTGATCGAGGGTTGATGAGTCGGGGTTTAGCGATCTTCAGCCACGGGTTAAACTTTTCAGCTTTTAGGAAACCCCGCAGTTTCAAATCATCCTCGCAAAGCTCATCGGTCACCAACGAAGCAGCGGCCTCGGCATACTTCACCCTCATGGGGCCTTTGTAAGAGGCCACCAACGCATCGATTTCCCAGGGAACGACATTGAGGCGTGCCACAAGTCTGCGCAGTTCTGCAAACCCGTCTAGCACTTCACGCCCCCAACGCCCCTCCACTGGGGTAGGACCCAGAGTCCTGAGTTGCAATGCCGCCTTCTCGTTGCACACACAATTGGCGAACACCGCAGGGGCCCAAACCCCTTCCACCACAGGCACCCAGCACCTGTACATCCTCCGCTTAGCCGGTTGGCAGCCCATATGCCGCGACCCCTCAACGGGGACCTGCAATTTGGCATCAGACCTCAGCGGCAACCCGCAAGGTCCATAGCAGATGCCAATCCCCGTATTGGAAACGCGGCACCTCTAGGCCGCCACCGGCAAAGCTCTACCCCAGGACACGTTACCAGAACCGAGGGAGAGGAAATCAAAGCTGCTCCAGCTATGAATCCCTTTCCTTGTGTCCTCATCAATGATGGGGACGACTCCCTCGGTAAGGTCCTGCGTGTGTGAGTCGGCCCGCAGGCCAGCAACACCTCCTAACGCAGCCCATGCGTTGGTCTCCACCATCGGCACCAAATGTGCCATGACCACGCTGCCCGGTAGAAACAATGCAGTCTCCATCGGGCCGAGGCCCTCCTCGCGTGCGATTTGGACCCCGCGGCTGCGCATGGAGGCAAGGAGCTCCGTCGTCCGTGGCTTGAAATACGCGTAGACACGCAATCTCGCGTAAATTGCCATCGACAACCAGAGCCTCTGCTTGCCCACTCTCACACGCAAACACCAATCGTGGCTCTCCCCAACGTAACCCGGAGAACCACTATCCAGTCGGCGAACTCGGCGCGTGTCCAGCACCTCGAAATCCTCGCCGTGGATTCCCCTGAACCAAGCCCCAACGGACATGTGAGTTTCCTCACTAGGCAATTTGGCATGGTCCGGGGAAACCGGCTGGCAACTTGCCACCGGTTCTACCACGGTCTGGGTCCCGCGAGTGACCAAAACCCCCCGCTCGTCATTGGGGTCAGGTTGTTGAAACACCACGCTCCCGCCGGCGTGATGAGTCGGGTGTCGAGCGCCCACAGGCGAATAACTCCGCCTTGACCTCCCGGAGGGCCTCGTTGGGGGCTTAGCCCCAGGACGATATTCACCGGAAGCGGGACCTCGACGAGCCCCTGAATGGCCTTTTGTTGTTTTAAAACTGGGCGCCA